CAACAGCCCGGCAGTCGGCAAGGGCAACAAGGTCGATGTGAACTGGCGCGGGCGTGTGATTAAGCGAGGCGTCACGCTGTTTCAGCTGGGCACCGACACGATCAAGACGACGCTGTTTGGGCGGCTCCGGCACAACGAAGGCGCGGGCGGGTTGTATTTCGGCCAGGCGGCTGATGCGGAATACTTCAAGCAGCTGACAAGTGAACGGCAGGCGCTGCGGTATCACCGCGGGTTCCCGATTCGGGAGTGGGTCAAGAAAGCAGGCGACCGGAACGAGGCGCTCGACTGCGCGGTCTATGGCTATGCGGCAATGTTGATCTTCAGTCGACGGATGAATAAGGCGACGATGTGGCAGCAGCTGCGTGATCAGTTGGAAGGTGCAAAGCGGCCAGCGCTAAGATCAAAGCAGCAGGCCGCCCCTGGGCTTGCTAGTGGCTTCGTTGGCAACTGGTAACCGTGCGCATCCCTAGCCAGATCAGAGCGGGCGACACGATCCAGTGGCGCGACGTGGAAGGCGTTGACAACTTGGGCAACGCGATCAGCAGCGCCGACTATGTGCTGACCTACTACCTGCGGACTAACACGGCGAGCGAAGGCGCGACGGTTGTTGGCAGCGCCTACGGAACCGGGTGGCAGTTCACGATCGCTGCGGCCACCAGCACGGGCTTTGATGCTGGGACGTGGTTCTGGCAGGCGGTCGCGACCAAGACCGGCAGCACCGTCACGATGGGCAGCGGCCAGCTGACCGTGTTGCGATCGCTGAGCTATACGGGCTCCCCTGCTGCTGTTGATGGCCGGTCGCAGGCGCAGCAGGATCTGGATGCGGTGCAGGCCGCGATCCGTGCGCTGGTATCTGGCGGCGCGGTGCAGCAGTACAGCATCGGCAGCAGAAGCCTGACCAAGATGCGGCTTGAGGATTTGATGGCACTGGAAAGCAAGCTGAAGGCGGACGTGAAACGTGAGCAGATGGCGGAGCTTATGGCCAACGGGCTGGGCAACCCTCACAATTTGTTTGTGAGGTTCTGACATGGGACTGAGGACGCGACTGTTTCGGGCGATGGGTTTTGAGCCGGTGCGGCCGCGGGCGCGGGCGTATCAAGGCGCACGGGTCAGCCGACTGACAGCGGACTGGGTGACGAGCGGCACCAGCGCTGACGCCGAGATTAAGTCGAGCTTCAAGGCACTGCGCAATCGTGCGCGGCAGTTGTGCCGCGACAACGACTACGCGCGGCAGGCGGTGCGCGCGATCCAGAACAACGTGATCGGCCACGGCATCCGTCATCAAGGGCAGGTACGGATGCTGCGCGGCGGCAAGCTCGACGAGGCGATCAACGGCCGCATTCATGAGCAGTGGGAAAAGTGGATGCATAAGACCCGCTGCGATGTGAGCGGCATCCTTGGCTTCCATGACATCGAGCGCCTGCTGGTGCGCAGCATGGCCGAGTCGGGCGAGGTGTTTGTGCGGATGATCAAACGGCCGTTCGGTGATAGCCGTGTGCCGTTTGCGCTGCAGGTGCTCGAGGCCGATTACCTGATCGACGATGACGTGCCGCAGGCGGCTGAGGGCAACACGGTGCGGATGGGCATCGAGGTGGATCAGTACCTGCGGCCGCAGGCGTATCACTTCTACGCCAATCACCCTGGCGACACCTACGCGGGCAACGCGCGCACCAACGGCCGCCGCATCCGTGTGCCAGCTAATGAGGTGATCCATCTGTTCCTGCCTGAGCGGCCAGGGCAGACGCGGGGCGTGACGTGGTTCGCGTCGGCGCTGATGCGGCTTCACATGCTGCAGGGCTATGAGGAGGCCGAGGTGGTGCGCGCGCGGGCGAGCAGCGCGCTGATGGGATTCATCACCAGCCCCGAGGGTGAGCTGGTGGGTGATGAGGTCTACGAGGGCGAACGTGTCAGTGAGTTCCAACCGGGTGTGTTCAAGTATCTGCAACCGGGCGAGAGCGTCACGGTGCCGGACCTGAACAGCCCTGACGGGCAGCTTGAGCCGTTCACGCGGTCGATGCTGCGGGCCGTGGCTGCTGGCGTGGGTGTTTCGTTTGAGAGCATCAGCAAGAACTTCTCAGAAAGCAACTACAGCAGCAGCCGGCTGAGCCTGCTGGAGGAGCGCGACACCTACCGGGTGCTGCAGCGGTACATGGTGGAGAACTTTCACCAGCAAGTGTTTGAGCAGTGGCTTGAGATGGCGGTGCTGAGCGGCGCGCTAAACCTGCCGGGGTATGAGACCAACCCAGACCGCTACCGTGCCAGCCGTTGGGTGCCGCGCAGTTGGGAATGGGTTGACCCTCAACGCGAGGTTAACGCCTACAAGGCGGCGGTTCGGTGTGGCTTCAAAACGCTGGGCCAGGTGATCGCTGAGCAGGGCGGCGATCTTGAGGATGTGCTGGTGGCGCGTCAGGCTGAGCTGGCGATGCTCGATGAGATGGACATCATCACCGACACCGACCCGAGTGAGGTGAGCGATAGCGGCGCAGTGCAGGCCCCGCTGGGCATGGGCGCGATGCCGGCATTTGATGACACCGAGCCACCGATGGAGGAGGAGGAATACGAGGAGGAGTCTGTGCTCGAGGACCCGACCGAGGTGCCTGAGGATTGATGGCAACCGTCAACGGGCAGGACATTGATCTGATGCCAACCGATGGCATGAAGACCGAGGCGCAGCGGTATCGCGACTGGAAGGACGAGGGCCAGGCAGGCGGCACTGAGGTGGCCGCGGCCAGGGCGCGCCAAATCTTGAGCGGTGATGAGCTAAGCCCTGACACCGTGATCACCATGGCGGCATGGTTCGCGCGGCACGAGGTGGACAAACAGGGCGAAGGATTCAGTCCTGATGAAGATGGCTACCCATCACCGGGCCGTGTCGCATGGGCCGCATGGGGCGGCGATGCGGGCCAGAGTTGGGCCACGGCCAAGGCCGATAGAATCAAAGCATTAGAAGATCGAAGCGCCGTGATTCTTGCGCGCCCCTATCCAAACGAGCACGCCGCGAGACTGACCGATCCCGATCAGTACGATTCGCTGCGTCGTGAGAATGATGCGGGCGGTCCCGGCATCGACTTCATCTACGGCATCAAGGAAGGCGAAAGCGAGATTCAAGCGATCCGGTTCAGCAGCTCGCGCTACAGCCCGGCCGAGGCGCGCGATTGGCTGGCTGAGCATGACTTCAGCGCGATCATGTTTGAGGAGGCCACCGGCGACGGCGAGCGGGCCGAACCCGGCGATCTGTCCGAGGGCGACTTCGTGCGGTGGAACAGCAGCGGCGGCACCGCTCAGGGCCGCATCGAGCACGTCATGCGTGAGGGCACCCTGGGCGTGCCCGACACTGAGTTCAGCATCGAGGCCACACCCGAAGATCCGGCCGCGCTGATCCGCATCTATCGCGAAGGCGATGACGGATGGGAGGCAACTGAGACGATGGTCGGCCACAAGTTCTCAACCCTGACCAAGATCTCGGCACTGCGCAGCCTCACCGGCAAGTATCAGCGCGCTGAGCTGACCACCTTCGATGAGGTGCAGGACCGCACCTATGAGTTCCCGTTCAGCTCTGAGTTTCCGGTTGCTCGTTACTTCGGCAACGAAATCCTGAGCCACGATGAAGAAGCAGCCAACCTGAGCCGCCTGAATGATGGCGCGCCGCTGCTGTTCAACCACAACCCTGACAAGGTGATCGGAGTGGTTGAGCGGGCATACATCGACGGCAAACGCCGCCGCGGCTATGCACGCGTGCGGTTCAGCCGCAACGCCTTTGCTCAGGAAATCCTGAGTGATGTGAAGGACGGCGTTCTACGGAATGTTTCCTTCGGCTACTCCATTGACAAAATGGAGGAGCGCGGCAGTGGCGACTATGTTGCAACTGCCTGGTCTCCTTATGAGATCAGCGTTGTCTCGGTGCCGGCTGACCCCGGCGTCGGGATCGGCCGATCTTTTGAGGCTGACACCCCTGCTGCTTCGGCAGCACCATCCCCTGATCCCATTCCTTCAATGGAAAACGCCACCCCCGATCTGGCCGTGGTGCAGGCCGAGGCCGCTCAGGCCGAACGCGCCCGCATCTCGGACATCACTGCCCTGTGCGACAAGCACGGCATGGCAGACCTGGGCCGGCAGCTGGTTGAGTCTGGTCGTTCAATCGACGAGGCTCGCGCTGCTGTGCTCGACAAGCTCAACATTCACCAGGAGACAGTGACCATGCAGGCCGCCGACCTTGGCCTTAGCGAGAAGGAGAGCCGCAGCTTCTCTTTCCTGCGCGCCATCAACTTCCTTGCTAACCCAACCGATCGCTCGGCCCGCGAGGCTGCTGCCTTCGAGATCGAAGCCTCCGAGGCTGCTGCGGCCAAACTGGGCCGTCAGTCACGCGGCATCACCATCCCCCAGGATGTGCTGCGCCGTGACCTGAACGTGGGTGCTGCCACCGCTGGCGGTAACCTCGTCGCCACCGAACTGGACGCCGGCAGCTTCATTGACCTGCTGCGCAATGCTTCCGCTCTGGATCAAGCTGGCGCCACCGTGCTGACCGGCCTGACCGGCAACGTTGCCATCCCCCGCCAATCCGGCGCTGCTACCGCCTACTGGGTGGCCGAGAGCGGCTCGCCCACCGAGAGCCAACAGACCGTGGATCAGGTCAGCCTGACCCCCAAGACGGTTGCTGCCTACACCGACTACAGCCGCCGCCTGATGCTGCAGTCCAGCATCGACGTGGAGAACATGGTCCGCAACGACCTGGCTCGCGTGCTTGCGCTCAAGATCGACGCTGCTGGCCTTTATGGCACCGGCAGCAACAGCGAACCCCTCGGCCTGAAGCTGACCACCGGCATCGGCACCGAGAACTTCGCCGCTGCGATCCCCACCTTCGCCGAGGTTGTGGCGCTTGAGAGCGACGTGGCAACTGCTAACGCACTACTCGGCAGCCCTGTCTACCTGATGAACGCTGCCATGCGCGGCGGTCTGAAGACCAAGGCCAAGGATGCAGGCTCCGGCCTGTTCGTGATGGAAGGCAACGAGGTCAATGGCTACCGCGGCGTGCTCTCCAATCAGGTTGAGTCCGGCGATCTGTGGTTCGGCAACTTCGCCGACCTGATCATCGGTTATTTCTCCGGCCTGGATCTGATGGTTGACCCCTACACCCACAGCACCTCCGGCACTGTGCGCGTGGTCGCCATGCAGGACGTGGACATCGCCGTTCGCCATCCTGAATCCTTCAGCCGCGGCAACGACACCCTCTGATCATGTTGATCAAGGTCCTACGGCAAACAATGCTGGCAGGGCAGGTGGCCAGAATCGGGGATGTCCTTGAGGCATCCCCCTCTGACGCCAAGTTACTGATCGGTATTGGCAAAGCTGTTGAAGCCATCGCAGAGGTGGCTGATCTGGCTCAGTTCGGACCTGAGCCGACCCGCAAACCAACAACCCCCAGACGGAGGGCTAAGTCATGACCATCCACAATCTCGGGTCCAAAACGGATCTGCTCGAAGTTCACAACAACGCAGTTGTCGCATCGACCGGCGCTGGCACCCCCGCCAACGTTGATCTGCTGGATTATGAAGGTGACGTTGCCTTCATCATCGATGCCGCTGCTGCCGGTTCTGGCGTCACCCTGACCGCCAAGATTCAGCACAGCAACACGACCACCAGCGGCGACTTCGTTGACGTGACCGGTGGCGGCTTCACCGCTGCTGCTGCTAACACCGCCTTCCAGGAGAAGATCTACCTGAACAGCAACGACCTGCGTCGTTATGTTCGTGTGCTCTTCACCGTTACCGGCGGCACCGGCACCGGCGCTGTTTCGGTGGTTGCTCTCGGCTCGAAGAAGTACAGCTGATGGCGCTGACGGAGGATCTCGGAATCTTCCTGGCAGACTTCGGCGTCAGCTGCACAGCTGGCGCCGTTACTGCCCTTGGCATCCTGGACATGCCAAGCCAAGTGTTGGCCAATGGCATGGTGCTCAGCACCGACTACACACTGACCGCCAAGGCTTCTGACTTCGGCACGCTGACCCGCGGCAGCTCGATCACGGTTGATGCTGTGGCCTACACCGTGCGCGAGGTGATGCTGATGGATGACGGCAAGATCGTTCAACTCGGGCTTCAAAAGACATGAGCACCATCGTCGGCGGCAACGCGGATCGCCCGCAGAACATCCACACGTTTGCCGCGATCACCGGCACGACTGGCTCGAGCGCTTCGATCGAGTGTGATGGCACCGTGATCACGACGTTTGACAAGATCACCGGCGGCCAGATCACCTACCACCTGCAGGGTTCCATCAATGGCACCGACTGGGCCAACATGGACGAGGCAAAGACAAAGGATGCGGGCAACTACATCCACACCTTTCACGGCTACGCGGTGCGCTATCTGCGGTTGGACGTGACCGCCAGCGGCGCCGGTCGTAGCATCACGATGACCGTCTGCTGCGACACATGACAACGCGCCGCGAGTCAATCCTGGCCGCTATTGCTTCGGCGCTGGCTGGCACCACCGGCGTCAGCACACGCATCTACCGCAGCAGGGTGGAACCGCTCAGCAGGGGTGAAAGCCCGGCGCTGGTAATCGAGCCGATCAATGACACGGCCGAACAGAACACCAGCCTGCCGACGCTGGACTGGTCACTGACGGTGCGCATCGCGGTGATCGTGCGCGGCAATGTGCCGGATCAGATCGCTGATCCGATCGTTGAAAGCCTGCACGCCAAGCTGATGGCCGACCTAACGCTGGGCGGCTATGCGATCGACGTGCAACCGCAGGGCGTCAACTTTGAACTGGTAGAGGCTGATCAACCTGCTGGCGTGATCGGCTGCGACTACCTCGTTCGCTATCGCACCAGCGTCGTTAATCTGGCCACAGCGTAGGTGGCTAGGATGGTCAATGAATACCACGGCCAAGGCGGTTCCTACGTCTTGGATCCGCACACCGGCGAACTCAAGCTCATCGAGCGAACAGAGCCGGCACAACCCTCCAGCCTTGAGGAATTGACCGATGCCGCTCCTGAGCCGCAAACGCCTGATCCTGGCAAAAACCGAAAGTCCCTACGGAACCGACAGCAGTCCAGACGGCACTGATGCGATCCTTGTGCGTGAACTTGAGATCACGCCCCTTCAAAGCGACACCGTTGATCGTGAGCTGATCCGCCCATACCTTGGCGCATCACAACAGCTGCTGGCCAACACTCGCGTTGAGGTGACCTTTCAGGTTGAGATGGCGGGCAGCGGCACGGCTGGCACGGCGCCCGCATTCGGCCGGGTGATCCAGGCCTGCGGATTCAGCGCGACGACAACCGGCTCGGCCATAACCGGCACCGCGCAGGCCGGCTCGGCTGGCAGCATCACGCTCGCTGCTGGCGCAAGCAGCACGAACGACATCTACAACGGCATGGTGATCTCGATCACCAGCGGCACCGGCAGCGGCTCGAGCGGCATCATCACTGATTACGTCGGCAGCACCAAGGTTGCAACCGTTCAAAAGACCACCGCCGCATTTACGCCTGATAACACCAGCGTCTACAGCATCGCCGCGAACGTGGCTTACAAGCCGGTGAGCGACACGTTCAGCAGCGTCACCATCTACTACAACATCGACGGTGTTCTGCACAAGGTCACTGGCTGCCGTGGAACCTTTACGGTTAATGGCACTGTTGGCGAGATCCCGACGCTGGCATTCACCATGACCGGCATCTACAACGCTCCCACCGACACGGCCGCTCCTACTGCGACCTATACCAATCAAGCGGTGCCGGTCATCTTCAAGAACGGCAACACGACCAACTTCCAACTGCTCAGCTACGCCGGTTGCCTGCAGTCAGTCGAGCTTGACATGGGCAACGAGGTCGTCTATCGCGAGTTGGTTGGCTGCTCAAAGGAAGTGCTGATCACGAACCGCGCCGTCACCGGCACCGTCGTGCTCGAGGCGCCTACGATCGCCAGCAAGGATTACTTCACGGCCGCGCTGTCCGATTCATCGCTTGGCAACCTGACCCTGAAACATGGTCAGGTTGCCGGCAACATCGTCACGCTCACCAGTTCTACGATCGACATTGGTGATGTGAGCTACGAAGATCAGGACGGCATCCACATGCTGTCGATCCCAGTGGTTGCGGTTCCGGGCAGCACCGGCAATGATGAGATGATTCTGGTCTTCACCTGATTCCTGCATGGCATTCGTTCTCAAGCAATCCGCCACCTACTCATGGCCGGTGCCGTTTAAGGTGCCGACTGATGGCGGCAAATACGAGAAGCAGACTTTTGATGCAGAGTTCAAGCGGCTGCCACAGTCCAGGATCAATGAGATCCAGACTGAGGTACAGGCACGCATAAGGTCAGCAGAGAAGGGCGAAGCATTTGAGAGCGATATCTCAGACATCTCGATCGCTGATGAAGTCCTAGCCGGCTGGAACGGAGTCGTTGATGACGAGGGCGAGGAGGTGCCATTCAGCGCCACCAGCAAAGCTCAGCTGCTTAACATCCCTGGCCTAGCCGGTTCAATCATTGAGGCATACTTCGAGAGCGTCGCTGGCAAGAAACTAAAAAACTGACCGAGGCTGCGCGGTACTGGATCAAGGGTGGCGTCATTGACAACACCGCTGACGACGCTGCAGCCTTCGGCATTGATCTCAACCTGCCGCCAGAGCCGGAGCACTTTGAGGTTGAACCAGAGGCCTGGCCTGCTGTGCAGATGTTCCTGAGGTGCCAGACGCAGTGGCGCAGCGGGCCGACCGGCGTGATCGGGCTTGATTACCTTGCGCTCGATCTAGCGTTTAGACTGTATGGAGCAGAGGACCCCGCCGCCATGCTGGAGGACATCCAGGTGATTGAGGGCGAGGTGCTGATGGCTGCGCCAAGGGGGCCAAATAAATGGCACTGAACATGGATGCGGCTGTCCGGGTCAAGGCCAGCGTTGACGGACTGGGCGAGATCAACAGCCTGAACAAAGCGCTCGGCAACACCGAACGGCAAGCCAAGGAGACTGGCGGCGCGCTAGGACGGATCAAGGGCGCGGCCGGCGGCCTGACCAACGCGTTAGGTGCGCTGGTGCCCGCGGTTGGCATCGCAGGCATCGCTGCACTGGGCAAGCGCGCGATTGATGCGGCCGACAACCTGAACGATCTCAGTCAACGCACAGGCGTTGCGGTGCCGATCCTGAGCAAGTTTGGCGCAGCTGCTCAGGATAGCGGCAGCAGCATTGACGAAGTGGCCAAGTCAATGGGCAGGTTGGCCAAGGGCATCGTTGACCCATCGTCGAAGGCGAACGAGGCACTGCGTTCGATTGGCATCAGCTCAACCGACGCAACAGGCAAAGTGCGAAGCATGGACGCGATCATGCTCGACGTTGCAGACAAGTTCTCAAAGATGCCTGATGGCGCGCAAAAGACTGCGCTGGCCATGGAACTATTCGGCAGATCAGGGGCCAACCTGATTCCCATGCTCAACCAAGGCCGCGGCGCTCTCGGGCAATACGCATCAACGATCGACACGGAGATGGCGCAAGCGGCTGATAAGTTCAATGATGCATTGAACGGCATCGCCCGATCAGTGGCCGGCCCATTCAATCAAGCGATCACCGCCCTGCTGCCATTCATCACGCAACTGGCTCAAGGCATCGCGGGTCTTGCGCAATGGTTCAGCGGACTGCCGGCTCCGATTCAGGGGATCATTTTGGCGGTTGGCGCGCTGACTGCAGCGTTCGTGTTGTTGGCACCCGCCATCAGCGCGATCATCTCGATCGGTGGTGCGCTGGCCGGCGTGTTTGCAGGTGGAACAATTTTTGCCACGATTGCGGGCTACCTTGGCGCGGTCATTCCCACAATCACCGCCATCGGCAGCGCGCTTAGCGGACTGCTGCCAATTCTTGCGGCTGTGTTCACCGGCCCTGTCGGCTGGATTGCGCTGCTGGTGGCAGCAGGCGTGGCGATCTATGCCTTCCGCGATCAGATTGCCGCGGTGTTTCAAGGTATTGGCTACGTGTTGCAGGCTGCGGCGCAGGGCTTCAAGTCGGTCTTCATCGACCCGATCACCCGCAACCTAAGCGCCATGGCCCAGGGCATCGGCCAGCTGTTTCAAACGCTTGGCGGGTTCCTGTCTAAGCCATTCCAAGCGGCGGCTAATGCCATCCGCGGAATCGTCAACGGCGTCATTGGCGGCGTTCAGAACGCGATCAATGGTGCCATCGGCGGCATCAACCAACTCATCGCTGCAGCCAACCGCGCACTGGCTGTGTTGCAGCTGCCACAGATTCCATTCTTCCCCGGCGTGAGCCTGCCGCGGTTCGCTGATGGTGGCGTGGTGAACGGCCCGACCATGGCGCTCGTGGGCGAAGGCGGAGAGCCTGAGTACATCGTGCCGCAATCCAAGGCTGGTGGCTTTGCCGCCAATTGGATGGCTGGCCGCCGTGGCGCTTCTGCTATCCCACGGTTCGCAGAGGGCGGCGTGGTGATGCCTAGCTCAGCTCGGGTCAGCATCCAGACTGGCCCGGTCACACAGATGAATGGCACCAACTACGTCACTACGCAGGACATGAGCCGCGCCGTGCAGGCCGGCGTGAATCAGACGCTTGCCATGCTGCGCAACGACATGGGCACACGTCGAGCAGTGGGGCTGGCCTGATGGGCTACTACGACATCATGTGCTTCCTTGAATACTACGCCGATCGGGCCAACGTGATGTCTGGCGGCCTGCGCGCACCGACGCGACAATGGCAAAACTTCTATCAGGTCGCGCAGCCGTTGACGATCGACACCGACGTGGCGGGTACCTACAGCTATCTGGCGTTTGATGTGAGCGGGTTCGGCTCAACCGATGCCGGATCAGTCAACGACCTGTCGATCGTGCTGGCAGCGGTGTGTGATGTGGTCGATCTGACTGATGCGGCCATCAACGGCGACACGCTTGTGATCGCATCGCTGGTCATCCAAGACCCAGGCGAGGATTCTTTCGATGCCACAAGTGCGCAGATCGTTAGCAGGTACATCGGCAGCATTCAATCAGCAAGCCTGAATGACACGACAGTTTCGTGGACGGTCAACCCTGCGATCGACAAACTTAAAGCGCAGATCCCAAGCCGTAAGGTTTCATCCGATCTGATCGGTAGGACGTTGCCATCATGAACGATCGAATCATTGGTCAAGGTTTGACGATCCGTCTTTGCGATGGATCTACTGTTGAAGGGATTTGTTTGACGGTTGAAGGTGGTC